ATGGTCAAGGTCCAGGTCAACGTGAAAAACCTTGCTATCGACATCGATGGAAAGGAAATGAAGTTCAGGCAGGGAGATATGTTCGATGTTCCTGCTGAAAGGGCTGAAAGAATGGGCAATACCCTTGTGGTACTCGAAGAAGAAACAACCCCAAAGAGAAAAGCAGCCGGAAAGTGAACCTAGATGCTGTGCTCGGTGTCAGAAGTAAAAACGATCGTATCTCCGGAATCCGTAACGGATGATGATATCCTTGCCATCATAACTCACACATCGGCAGAGATATCTCTCGAAACCGGTGCGAGTACGGAGAGTACGGAACCTGCATTGAACATAGCCTGCATACATCTGTCAGCTGCAACCGTTCTGGAACGAATGAAGTACACCGGTGAACTTGCAAAGCAGGTCAAACTGGGGTCAGAACAGCAGTCAAACGATGTTGATGCTGACATACAAATGCATCGTGAGAAGGCCACTTCATACATCAACAGATACAAGCACCGGGCTTTCTCAATCCCATATGGCAGAAGTGGTATCAAAACGGTGAACAGCGAGGAATAGGAATGACCATCCATAACATTGGTCTGATTCACGAATGCACCATTATTTCAAGGACCCAGACAGGGACAGACGAATACGGTTCTTCTATCTATGCAGAGAACAGCACCGTATCACCGTGTCGTTTTCTGACATCTGATGATCAGGGCAAGATAGACGTTCTTGAAAGCGGAGAGCACAGTGTTTCAGAGATCTGTGTGATACTGCCTTCTGATGTTGTTGTGGAAGTAGGTGATACCATAAGCTGCACGGTTCCTGGTTATTCCCATTCTTATGATGTATTGTCTGTCAAACCGATAACCCAGCTGTTCAACTCTACAGTTCATCATTACGAATGCAAGCTCAAGGCAGTGGAATAATGGAGATTGATACTGACACTTATGACAAGATAATTGAGACCCACAACGATGTCAAGCACGTTCGTGCAGGCATTGATAAGATGAGCTGTCAGCTTGATGACCACGAGAAGAGGATCCGCGTACTTGAGAAGTGTTCCATCGAGGACCATGAAGAAAGGATCCGTGTGCTGGAAGAGCGACAGAACCGCTGGCTGGGAAGGAATGCTTTCCTAGGCCTGGCGGTGGTTGTGGTCCTGCAGCTGGCAGGGATCGTGGTGCAGATAATCAGGTGATGATATGTTCCAGTTCAAGGTCAAAGGAATGGAAAAGCTGCAGAAGAACCTGAAGGAGCTGGGCAAAGACATTGCCGACGTCCTGGAGGAAAGTGTGCTTGCAGGGGGAGATGTTGTTGTGAGGGCTGCCCAGGAGAATTCCAGAAAGGGAGGTGATGATTTCCCACACAGGATAACAGGTAACCTGTTCCGCAATCTCGCAGAGGTCAACCCTGTATCTGTTGAAAAGTCGAACGAACGCTGTGAGGTGATGGTCGGCTCCACCATGAACTATGCAATGCGTCTTGAGAAGGGATTCAACGATACCGATTCTCTCGGACGGAGATACCATCAGCAACCACGACCGTTCCTCAGGCCTGCTCTGGATGAGAACACCGATGAGATTGAAAAGGCAATCATTCTCAAGCTTCAGCAAGTGATCAGGAAGTACAAATGACATCTGTTCATGGAGCTCTTCGAAATCTGCTATTGCAGGACAGTTCAGTGACAGGTCTTGTCAGCAACAGGATATACCCATTGAGATTGCCGCTTGATTGTCAAATGCCAGCGATATCCATCCACAAGATAAGCAATCCAATCGATCATGTGACCGGTTTTGCAACTCCAAGGTATCAGTTTTCCTGCTGGTCCGGGACATATGCCCAGGTACAGCAGTTATCAGATGCCGTCATCGAATGTCTGAACCGGTACAAAGGTGTGGCCGACGGGAATCCCATCAAGCAAATAGCATACCTTGATTCGCATGATGCTATAGAGGATGGTTCTGGCATTTTTCACATTCCGATAGATTTCAAGATCATACACATGAGGTAATAACATGGCACAAACAACCGTACAGAACTCAAATGCCATCCGGTTTGGATCCGGAAAACTGGAGATAGGCACATCCATCGGATCGCTTGTCAATATCGGCGCCATTCGTAATGCAGTGTTCAAGGAAGAATGGGAAGATGTGGAAGTCAAGTCCGACAATGCTGGTATTGTGAAGGTTGGCATCAAGGAACACGTCGCATATATCGAATGCGATATGATGGAAGTGGACCTGGAGAACCTGAACACTATAAGAGGTGACCTGGACACATATTCCACGGTTGCAGGAACTCCTGTATCTGTGACAGATGAAACACATACTCTTGAAGGCACTGATTTTGTAAAGCTCGATCACATGAATGGAGATGGGACTGAAGTTTCCAGCATTGTGGTCACCGATGCATCAGACAATGCAGCTGTCAGGAACACCGACTACGTAGTAGCAGTTGATTCCGATGGATACACCTGCATTGCCAGGATATCAGATTCTACCGTCATCTCTGACGGTGAAGGTATCAAGGTAGATTATTCCTATACTCCCAGCTCTGCTGCAACCCTTACAAGCGGTGGTAAAACCTCAATCTCAGATCGCGTTGTTCGCATCACCAATACCGATGAGAACGATAAGACCTTCCGCATCACACTCTACAAGGCCACGGTCAATGAAGGTCAGAACATTGAGTTCCCTGCAGATGACGGCGATGATCCTGCAATGCCACATCTGAAGATGAAAGGAGTGCTGGATGTTAGCAGAACAGCAGGTGACCAACTGTATGAGATCTACGATGAGCAGGGGGTCTGAACATGAGCTCTGATATCATGAAGGACTTCGATACCATTGCACCGGTGAAGCGGGTTGCAAGGATAGGAGGAGAGGAAGTTGATGTTTCAGTATTCTCAACACGTGCAACCCTGAAGCTCATCGATATGACTGACTCTCCTGAGAAGATACAAAATCTCGAGAACGGCAAGAACATCGAAAGTTTTGTCGAGGTGGTTGCAACTGCTTGTCAGCGTTCAAATCCAAAGATAACCTCAGACTGGCTCATGGATAATGTGGATATGTTCACCCTCGTTGAGTTCTCAAAGTTCGTCCTGGAACCGATCATCCAGAAACTGGAGGAGATCAAGCCTGCAGAGGATACAGAAAAAAACTGTCAGTGACCATCGGGGACATCTTTGCCCAGATGGGAATCATGTATTCATGGGCCACCCCTAGCCATCTTCTAGACCAAATGTCCACGGACCAGGTCATGCTCTACTACGAAAAAGGAATACAGGCAGTTGAGATGCAGGCCAGGGTTTTCTGGAGTGTGCTTGGAGAGGCTTTGAATGGACAGGAAAAAGTGTCAGAAACGGATTCTGGCGAAAAACCAGACCTGAAACGATTCTACAAGCTGTACGGTAACAAGATAAAAAGAGGTTGATATGACTTCCATCGGTGAACTCATTGTTTCGATTATCGGAGATGTGAGCCAGATCAAGAAAGCATTTGATGAGGTGAGTTCACAGGCCGGTCAAATGGGAAAGAAGTTCCAGGAAACCGGCAAGCAGATGACCTCTGCCGGGAAAACACTCTCCACATATGTTACAGCTCCTGTTCTGGGTCTTGGAGCTGTGGCTTTCCATACTGCTTCCTCTTTCGATGATTCCATGAGAAAGGTCAAAGCCATCTCTGGAGCTACAGGTGAGGAGTTTGAGCAGATGACAGACCTTGCCAGGGAACTTGGCCGCACAACCCGTTTCTCTGCCAGTGAAGCTGCCGAAGGTATGCAGTATCTTGCAATGGCGGGTTTCTCCACCTCTGAGGTCATGGGATCCATAGACGATATGCTAAACCTTGCTGCAGCCGGGGCCATTGACCTTGGTACTGCTTCAGACATTGCATCGAATGTTCTTACGGGTTTTAATCTAGAAGCAACAGAAGCTGGAAGAGTAGCAGATGTCCTTGCCAAAGCATCTGCTTCATCTAATACTGATATCACTCAACTTGGACAGGCAATGTCCTATGTTGCTCCCCTCGCATCTGCCATGGGGATATCCATGGAAGAAACAGCTGCCATCATCGGAAAGATGTCAGATGCAGGTGTTCAAGGAAGCCGTGCTGGTACTGCACTGCGAGGTGCATTGACAAGACTTGCAGATCCAACCACTGAAGTTGCCGGAGTGCTGGAGAAATACCAGCTAACCCTTGCAGACGTGGATCCCACCACACAGTCATTCACGGATATTATTTCCAGACTGAGCAATGTTGGTCTGTCCACAGCAGATGCCATGTCACTCTTTGGACAGGAAGCAGGGCCTGGTATGGTTGCATTGTTATCCGTAGGGTCAGATGCTATTCATGATCAAACAAAATTGCTCGAGAACTCCGCTAGTGCTGCAGCTAAAATGGCAGAGGAAATGGAAGGTGGACCAGGAGGAGCTATACGTGAGCTCAAATCCGCACTTCAGGACGTGATGATAACTTTCGGTGATGTGATCGCAGAAGGGCTCATGCCACTGGTCAGTGCCTTCATTGAGATTCTCAACGTTGTATCTGGAATTCCAAAACCAATACTCAAGGTCATTGTAGCAGTAGCAGCCATAGCTGCAGCAATTGGCCCGATATTGATAATAGCAGGTTCTGCTATCGGTGCAATCGGAACAATAACAACCTTCCTCGGTGGTGCCGGTCTGGCTGGAACTTTGAGTGGTTTGGTTGCGGTTATTACAGGACCTGTGGGGATAGCAATTGCTGCTCTTGCACTGGGTGCTATTCTGATATGGAAGAGCTGGGACAAAGTATCTCCAGTGGTAGTGGATACACTGGAAAACATCCGTACTACAGTTGAACCGCTCATTTCCATTGTACAGGAGTTTGTGTCCAATGGCATGAACAGAATAAGTAATTGGTGGACAGAGAACGGAGATACGATCACATCTGCGGTGGCTGTTATAGTATCTGCTCTCGGGACATTGGTATCATACATTGCAGACCATGTAGTCGATAATGTGATGGTCTGGATGCCACTGGTTCTGAAAACATTTGAATACGTTCTTGGCCAGATACTCAACCTAATTCTATTATTTGCACAAATACTCACGGGAGATTGGGCAGGTGCATGGCAGACATTGCAGAATATTGCTAATAATAGTATGGATTTCTTGTACTCCATAATATCAAGTGCATTTGAGCCCATACTTTCGATATTCTCATCCGCTGGTAGCAGCTTCTATGATTCAGGAAAGGACCTGATACAGAATTTCATCAACGGAATAAAGTCGATGGTAAATCCGTTGACATCTACGGTCTCAGACGTATTTTCCGGCATTTCCAGATATCTCCCACATAGTCCTGCAGAAGTTGGGCCATTATCCGAGTTGCCAAACTGGGATGCCTTCTTTGTATCTCCTCTCAAAAAGTCCATTGGAAATATGGATGGAGTGCTGGCCTCGGGTTTAACCAATGTAGCTGGATCTTTCTCTACAAGCACAAGTACCACTAATAATACATATGCAGGAGATGAGTTCGTGGTCCAGAATGTCAACCTCTCTGCAGATTACCCCTTCGAGAAGTTTGTCCATGACTTGGAGAAATACAACAGGCAAAAACGTGTTCAACGGGGGTATGGAATATGATTGTTACTTTCGATGGTTCACCTGTATCTGTGATAAGGGATACGGAAATTTCGGTTGATTCTCCTTTCAAGGAAACGACCTTGCTTTCCGGGAAAACGTACATCCAGGCATCTCCTGAGCAGAAGTTTGCCAGGACCTTTGAGTGCTACACAGAGGTATTTTCCGAGATATCCACTCTGCTGGGAAAACTAGGCTCGCCAGGTACACTGGTAATTGACTCCGATTCGTACACCAGCTGCTACATTGTTCCTCCGCTCAAGTATAAGGAACTGATCATGGGCAGTGGAAAGTATACGTACACAATCAGTTTTGGGAGGCATACTGCATAATGGTTGATTTGAACACATATCCTCTGGAATCCCTGAAAGTTTCAAAAACCATCAAGGACGCTTTCTGGCAACTGGAATCACATATAGTAGATGTTTCCATCCCGGTCAACTATTCAGATGTGCTTATTGAGCTGGAAGACCAATTCGGAAACAACAAAGCTGTGTTTTGTGGCATAACAGCCCCTGATGAATCATATGATCTGAAACTTGTGGAAGAAGCAGTTGACATATATGCCTATGACCTCCGATGGTTTCTATCCCGTCAGTTTGTGCCAGAGTCACAACTGGTACTGGCCGATACAGCCAGTATCATCAGCTATATTGAGGACTTGCTTGGTGGAAGCAATTGGGCCACAGTGACAGGCGTGGAGCCATATAAGATACGTACTCCTGATCCTGCCATTACAAAAAAGGAATTCGTATTCAATCCAGATACTTCAAAACTGGATGCTATCGCAGAGATTGCAGAATACTATAATTGTATTTTCGAAGTCAAATGGCGAAATGCAGGAACCGAACAATCTCCTGATTGGATTACCAGTGCCTATTTCATCAGGTCTGGAGAGATTGACGATGATATAGATGGTCTGGACCTGCCATTGCCTGCAGTGCTGGAGAAAACGGACAATGATATTCTTGAGATCACAGTGGCCAACTCCTCCGATGACAAGTACAACAGGATCATTGCCAAAGGGTGCGATTCCTCCGGTAATTGGTACACAGGAGTGGTAGAAAGTCCCAATGTCACAAACGGAACAGCAAAGCCCAGAGAGTACATGGAATATCCTTCTCCATATGTTATCAGTCAGGCCAGTGCAGACCAGCGTGCATCTGAGATTTATGCTTTGTTCAATTTTCCTGTTAAGAGGATCTCTGCAACCCTCGCAAAAAGACATGACCTTGAATTGTATCAGCTTGTCAAATTCGATGGGTGGGTCGAGTATACAGATGTACTCTATACGGTGGGACAGACAGGAGTAAACTGGGTTCGAATTGTTGAAATATCCCATGTAAAAACCGCCACGTCCTCTGAAGTCCACATTGTGTGCGTTCCGGACAGAGACTTGAGCCACAGCAGACTGAAAGGTTACTCGGTATCACCCAATAGCGTGGACATTACAGAATCTATTGTCATGGATGTACTGGCATCACAAGCATCTACAGAGATTGGTGTGGCTACACTCACTGAATCTGGGTCCTCGGCATCTGTTGCATTAAACAGAGGAGGTACCATCACTGCAAAAGTGCTTGGTTCTGATGAGAGCATTGTTCTCCCCATCAACAATGAACGTGTAATTGTATCTGGTGGTGGCGGTGGTTTCAGTAACCCTGCCGAAGAGGACCTGGACATGAATGGGTTTAAGGTAAAGACATCCAGCACAGGCAAGGATCTGACATTCGAAGTACCAACTGGACAGAAGATAGTCTTCACAAGGAGCACTGAAGAATGAGCGTAGGCAAGATAACAAGCTCACAGCAAGACTTGGCATATGTCAAGACCAGACCTGAGACAGGCGAAATACTGGAAACAAAGACAGGTGGCACTCAGACATGGGACGAGACTACTGCGAACTATGGACAGGCGTTCACAGCTGAACACTATTTTGGCAGGATAAAGATTGCAGTAAAGGATGCGGGAGGCAAGCCGCTTATAGTTACTCTGTGGGATTCTGCAGCAAAGAATGTCAAGTACCACGAAACGATATTCCCGGAAGTAGACCAGGATCAGGTACTCCATTGGGTGTTTGATCCGGTGCCTGCTGGTTCGTATTACTGGGAAATAGAAGTCTGGAGAGGTAACAGCACATTCAGGCTGTATCTGTTCGATGGCTCTACGTTTGGTGGAGCCTATGAGGATGGAGGAACGTTGCCAGGAAAGTCATTCATGAGCAAGATATGTTACTGCGAAGATACGGAAGTGGAAAGACCAGTAGCAGTGGTGGGTGACACCGTAGACAGCGGAGAAACTACAGTAAAGTCAGGCTCTCCACTTGGCAAAATCATGGTAGGCACGGTTGAGAAGAACATTTCAAGGGAAGCAGATGGACTGAACAACGGAGGCCGGATATTAAACGGTGCCTGGTTCGTTGAGGTGGATGACTGAGGTGAAAAAATGACAGGAGCATTTTACAGTGGAGCAGACAACATTTACGACATCATAGATACGATAGTGGACAAGCTGATAGCTGAAGATTCTGACTGGACAGACGGAGATACTACCTGGACAACCACGGACAGGACAGAGGCGAACAACGGCAGGCGCTGTCTCAAGTGGTCAGGCGACAGTGCAGACATCTGGCTGGCGCTGGAAATAATAAATGCACAGGGGAAGGAGATTGACAATTCAGAGAACGAGAGAGCAAAAGGGTTCAGGGTCACGTTTTCATCAAGCTGGGACTCAACAAATCACACATATGGCTCTACAAATTCCCAGACCTTCGTCGCTTTTGAAGCAGAGGCGGATGCAAATGCAACAGCAGACATGTCCACGCTGCAGGTGAATTACTATTGTTGGGTAGACGCTGCAGGCTTTGCTCTGATGGGTACTCCAGAAGCACATGCAGGAGACTCGTACCAGTCGCCCTTTATCTGCGTAATTGAGAGACTGGCAAGCAAAGAATACAGCGATGGATTCTCTAATTTCTTCTGCTTTACAGATTACAGGTCAGACATGGATAGCTGGAAGGGTGGCGACCCTACAAGCGGATACATGGTCAATTACATGCTCAGGCCATTTGCCTATACAGAGTATGATGAATCTGGAATCCAGTTCTGGAAGGATAAGTGGTATGCGTTCAAGAGCACAGGTAATGGCAAGGTGTACTACATGAAGCCGCTGATATTTAATGACGTGGAAGAAACAATGCCAATAGGCCAGAGTGAGCTGTTCTTTAAGTACTCAACAGAGTCAGGACTGGTAGACGGAGATGTGGTAGCCATAGACGGAGAAACCACAAAATACCTATGTAAATCATTAGCAGGCCCGGATTCTTCACAGATGATACATTACGCGATAAAATACGTGGCATGAGGTGATGAAATGGGATTTACAAGTGGAGCAAAGGTACTAGGAGACATTATAGACGAGATCGCGGATTCTTTGATTGCAAGCTCGGTGAACTGGGTGGAAGGGGATTCAACATGGGACACCGATGACAGGACAACAGGAAATGATAACGCAAGAAGGTGCCTGAAGTACACAGGAGATACAGAAGATATTTGGCTAACTCTGGAAGCCATTAACTCAAACAGCAGGAAGGTTCACGATACTTACTATGCAAAAGGATTAAGGGTATCATTCTCATCAGGGTGGGATTCAGTCAACAATACGTGGTCGGGCACTCCATTCCAGTCCTTCGTGGCTTTTGAAAGTGAATACAACGACACAACCCCAAACAGCAATCTGGAAACGTTGCAGGTCAATTACTTCTTGTGGACAGACAGTTCCGGCTTTGTAATCATGGGTGTACCCGAACCAATAGAAGCAGATAACAGGCAGTCAAGTTTCATTGCAGTCGTGGAGCACATGGGCACTAAAGAATACTCAGATGGCCTGACCAATTTCTACTTTTACCAAGAACTAAACTACAGGGCATCAAGCACAGCAGACAGTGGTGGTTTTGAGATATTCTACGTGCTCAGGCCGTTCTCATATGAAGATTATAACGATGGTGTACAGTTCTGGAGCGACCCAAAGTTCGCACTGAAGAGTAACGGGAATGGAAAGGTGTATTTCATGAAACCGATAGTTTGCAACACATCGGATGAAAAAACGCCAATATACCAGAGTGAACTGTTCTTCAAAGTGTCTACAGGAGCGGGATTAGTTGATGGGGACGTGATAGCAATAGATGGAGAAACGACCAAGTATCTTGTGAAGATGATTTCCTCTCCTGATTCAGGAACTACGATCAACTATGCTATGAAGTACGTGGCATGAGGTGAAGCATGGCATTTGATGCTGTTGTGTATGGAACATATGTGGTAGGATCAGGATTTACTGTAGGGGATTCAATCCCGACAGGAGGCTACAGGTGTTTTATCGTTCCACAAGCTACCATAGGAGATGCACCGCTGGATGTGACCATAACTTATGTAGACCAATTTGGTAATTCGCAAACAGCAGATGTGAGTACCTCTGTAGAAGCAGGAGAAACTTCAGGCAATCACATAGAAATAGCACTGAATGCAGGAGATACCGGAGTCCGGAGTGTGTCTGCTGTTACAGTCACTGGAGGAACAGCAGGTGATGAGTTCACTCTTGAGAGCTGGAATGAGGGTCTGGGCGGGGCACTGGAAGTATGCAGCACAGCCGCAGACCAGCCATATTCTAACACTGGACTTCAGGGCATAAGAGAGTATGCACAGGCTATTCTTATAGAGAACGAGGCGCAGAATGCTCTGCAGTTCGTGGATGATGTGACCACATCGAATGTAGAATATAATGGCAGCAGCTTTGTTCTGGAAACAGAGCAGATCGAGATATATCCGGAGAATAGTTCACAGGTAGACACAGATGATGGTTTCCTTCCGGGTCTGTTCACTCTGGACAACACTACCATGTCCATGAAACTGGACTTGGCAGACGAGTCCGATTACTACAAGATAGACGAGAACTATCAGAGCAAGGGTTTCGAGATAATAGCATCAGGCTTCACTAAGATTACGTTTGATTATGATGTGGTGCTGAATAGTACTTATTTTATTGCTGAGCTGCTGGACAGCGAAGGAAATGTCAAGTGGAGCAAGTCTGGCACAGCTTCGGGAACAGGGCAGGTAGTGAACTTTGTGGACGACTATTGCTTATTCAGGGTCAGGTGTATATCTCCGGAATCACCGAGCGTATATACGTCACCAGTAGACCCCTGGGACAATCATATGTATATAGGCAATGTAGTCCTTGACAGGTTCAAGACATCCGGCTACATCCAACAGGACACCTATATGTATAGGGAGTACATGAAGGAACTGAGACTAATCCATATAGGAGCCACTGAGCCGGAAGATACTGGTGTAAAGGCACAGATAGACTGTGGTGACAGCACTGGTTCGACTACAGGATTTGTAGGACCAACTGGCGCAGGCTCTTACTATCTAACAACTACTTTTAATGAAATATATACAGGCGGAGCTGTAGGCAAGTACTGGAGAACGAAGGTCTGGCTAACAGGAGATGGTAAGTATTCGCCTACCTTTGACTGGCTGAAGTACACTTTCGACCTATGGCAGTACCTTGAGCAGATTATGGTACCAGTGACAGACCCGTCTGCAGAAGTAGTGCCGGTTGCATTTCATCCACTGGGCTGGGTAAAGTCAGAGTCTAATCAGCCGGACTCGCACCCACTGTTGACATCAGCGAGGGAAATGGATTCATCTCCGATAGCAGGCAACATCGTAGAAATATCGCAGGAGCAGACAGAGAACAAAACAGGTCAGGTGGGGATACAGACTTACAGGATACTGTATGATCTGTTTGAGGCACTGGACTTTATCTATGCTTGCTATCTCGATGGAGTGGTGTACAATAGCAACACCTGGGAACTTGAGCAAGAGGAAGTAGAACCGGATTATGGCACGGAGATAGATGACGATGACGGGTTCCTGTCATGCACTTCTAGCATAGATGTAGGAAACAAAGAGCTGTCGATAACGCTGCCAGCAGAGACTGAATTTTCAGTAATAGACTCGGAATATGAGAACCATTCCTTTATCTGGGAGGAGTCTGGCTTCACAAGTATAGAGTTTGACTATGATGTGAGTATCAACAGCAGTTACTTCATACTGGAGCTGGTGGATGCTGATGGGACGGTGAAATGGAGCAAAAACGGTACAGCATCAGGCACCGGTCAGGTAGTATCCATGACCACAACAAGGTGGCAGTTCAGACTCAGGTGCAAGGCAAATTATACATCTCCGGCAGACTGGACAAACTACATCAAGGTAAGCAATATCAAAATGACCCGGTACCCGCTCACGGGAAGTATAGAGATGCCTTGGTACATGTACAGGAGGCACACCATTAGCATGGACACTCTTGAGATGTCGATAACAGATGCAACAGGATGCAATATTAAAGCACAGGTGCTGATAGGTGACGGGGATACGAACACCGGCTGGATTGGGCCTGACGGTACTTCAAGTTCTTATTATCAGGCAGGTTTCACTCCGGTAGATACGAATGGTTATGCAGGCACGTACTACAAGCTGAAGATACTGTTTGAATCAGATGGAAGGTACACGCCTATCTTCCATTACATCAAGGTGCTGCAATATGTAGAATTATATCTTAGGCTGCTACCCATGAAGACCTCGTGGTCTGAGTCCACAGTAGGAGTGGTCATGTCCGGATACGTGGTGGATCAGGATGACGAGGCAATCCTGAACGGTGTGAAGGTAATCCTTGAGAGTACATACGTTTTTGGAAGGGACACGATGGGTGCGGTAAATGCAGACACAGGATTCTATCAGGTATTCGTAAAAGAGGCATATTACGACAAGAGGCACCTGATAGTAAAGGTAGATGGGAAGGTGACGAACATATCGCTACAAGGCTACGGAACACCTACAGCAGTGGATGCAACCACTGGGAACCCGGATAACCAGAACTTGCAATTCTGGAAGGCTCCCCTTTGTAAGTCAGTGGCTCATGTTGATTCACTCGTCACTTATTGAGGTTGAAGTGCTATCGGATAGTGCTTCCTTCAATTTTCCCAGATAACTTTGTAATTCCTGAGCATCCTTTGGATCCTTTGCACCAATCTCAAGAAGCAGTTGCATACCCAGTTGTTGCATTCCATCGATATTTGTTGCTGCAGCTGCATTAAGAGCCATTCCACAACTACTGCAGAAATCTGCAGTTGGCCCGTTAGTGGTTTTGCAACGAGAGCATTTTCGAGGAGTAAGCTCCGAAACCTTATCCTGCTTTTCCTTCAGTCCATAGTGTTCAAGAATAGTGTTATCAACCTGAGCACCCTGAAGATGAAGATATGTTCCAGACATCCTTGTACCGTGTTTCCATCCCATATGCATCTCAAGCTGTGCCTGTGACATGAAGCCTGCATAATCGGTTGCTCGGGAATGTCGAAAAAGATGGTTGTATACCCTCTTCTTAATGCCTGCTTTCTTTGCTGTCCTTTTGATAACCATTCGGATAGCTCCATACTTCATTTCCTTTCCGAAGTTTCTATGACCAATATTCACCCATAGTGGAGCATCTGGGTCGTCTCTAAGAGGATGAATGTCCAGCCACTTGGCAATGTATGGTGCACTGAAAACCAATCTTACTCTACGCATGCCTGTTTTTCCTTTAACCATCACAAAGGCACCAACTTCATCGAAGACAACGTGCTTTATTTTCGCTTCACCAATTTCACCAACACGAGCTCCTGCATCATACCAGCTTGCAGCAATTGCTTTATCTCGTGGGTGGTTGGCACAGTCAATCATACTCATACACTCCTCTTCTGTAAGTAGTTCCTCTGGGAGCATTTGGTCAGATTGTTTGATAGGAGTCTTAATCCACTCGGTCATTTCTGGTTCTTTCCCACCATTGAGCCAGCGGAAGAAACGTTTGATTGTGACTTTGTAGCCTTGTTTAGTCCATGGCTTCTTATCAGATCTTTCCAGCTCTGCCAAAAAGCGATACATATCGCTCATTGTAATCTGATCAAAATCTTTGTCAAAATTCTTGCTGAGTATGTTCAATTGACTAAGATATTTGAGAATTCTTGCATCGGAAAGACCCTCTGCGTACAATACGTTCACAAAAGCAAAAATAGTGTCCTTGTTCTTTTGTGAATAATCTGCTTCTATTATCCTTTGTTCAGCAGTTTGAATACTTTTCTTATAGTTGTATAGTCCCAT